CGCATACTGCTTGATGTTGAACTGCGCCGCGGAGATCGGGCTATCCGGGGTGACGTTCAGGACTTCATACCCCGAATAGCTGTTGACGTTGGCCGTGTTCGGATCGTTATACATGATCTCTTCCAAGATCACGTTACCGCCCGAGAACGGGCGCACGTTGCCCTTCTTCTTCAACCGGCGCAGGAGCGCGTTGTTGAAGGTCAAGTTATCCGCGAGCTCGCCGGAGCGGCTCTGGATGGTGGTGGCGATGATGTCAGTGATCGCCGTGTTGGCAAAAGACATGAATGTCTCCTAGAGTGGGTTCAAACCCGGCCCCCACTGATCGCATCGAATCCTTCTGCGATCAATGAGCGCCTGTCCTTTGCGCCGGTCTGCGCCACCTCTCCGCTAGGCGTAGCGGAACGTGGGGAGACTGCGGCGGCACGGGCTGCACGCACGGCATTGGGACGCTGTTGCGATTGCTGGAGCCGGAGTAGTTCCGCCTCTCGAGCATCGTCCTGCATCCACACCGCCTTGTCGTGCGCCGTCTTAAGGTCTGGGGCCAACCCAAGCTCAAGGAGTTGAGCCATCGTTTCCCGAACCATTTCAAAATGCGGGTAATTCACCTTGTCCTTCGCTGCCGCTTCGATCAGGCCAGTAAGGGCGCCGATCTCCGCTTGTTGCTCCTTCGTCTTCAGGCTGCTGAAGTCGTTTCTCAATGCCGAGACTTGCCCCATGAGCTCCGTGAGGATCGGAGGCACTTGGGCCTGTGGTGCATTCAGGAGCCCGAGGGGGACTCCATACTGCTGCGCGATGCCGCGGAAAAGCGCCAGCTTCTGCTGCGGTGTACCTTGAAGCAGGACGTACTGCGCATCTCCCAGGCTCTTGATCCACTGGCTGGGACGGATGTTGTTCGCCTGCAAGTGGGGAAGATACGGGGTCAACGCATCCTGCAATTCCTTCGCCGCTATCGCTTCGGCCTTGTAGGTCGAAACTCCGCTCTTGTACTCGTTCTCGCGCTGTCCTGCATACTGCACCAGCTTCTTCGCTTCGGCAGGGGTAAGGCTTTGCCCCGCGGCCACCTTGTCCCAGAGCGGGAGATATTCCTTCTTCCAAGTCGTGGGACGCTCGAAAGGTACAGCTTGTTGCACCGCCTGTTGCACCGAAGGCTGAATCGGCGCCTTCGCTTCCGGCGTCTCGGCGGCTTCTTCCTTCGGTTTTTCTGCCTTGGCAAAACGCCCCGCTTCATCTCGATTGCGACTCACCTCCTCCGGCGTCGGGAGGGTTCCCTGTTCCGCGGATTCAAAGTTCGCTTCGAGTGTTTCGCGCAGAGTGGTCTGCGGGATTTCCGGGGTGTCCATGCCGATTCCTTTGGGTTAGGCCGTGACGTTCACGAACCACTGAGTGCTCGACTGGCACTTGTAGATCGCGCATTTGTAGGTGAGATGCGAGAACGCAGAGTTCGCGCTTCCCAAACCCGTGCCAGCAACCGTGATTGCAGCCCCGCTCGGGGGGTAGACCTTGAGGGTCGAGCCTGCGTTGTTGAAGATCCAGCACTCATCCCCAACCTGGCTCGCGGGAAGGATCACGCCGGTCGTCCCGTCCGCCGCCGTAACGATCGTCACGCAGGATTGCACCAGCGCTGCATCGCCCTGAGCCGAACCGGTGGCGGCCAAGCTAGTGCCCTGGCCGTTGATCGCCTGCGCCATGCCGGCGGGAACGCCGCCGCCCATCATCTCTCGTGCAAAAGCCATCTCTGTCTCCTTATCTCAGCTTCTCGTTCGCCACGCGAACAATGGTTTCCTTGAGGCCCGGAGGACTCCCGGGAGCGGGTGAAGTCACCTTCTCGTTTCCTATCTCGATGCACCCGTGCTGCCGCAAGTGCTCGCGGTGTCTGGAACGGCTCTCGATCAACGTGCCATCGATCATGGAGCGGTAGGGCTGGATGTCGCCATAGACCAGGGGCGCGCAGATCATGCGGCGCATCGGAGAACCACAATGCTCCGGCATGTCGTCGTAGTTGGCGAGCGAGCGGTACACCTCGAGCTCTTCGCCGCACTCGTCGCAGTGGATCCGGTAGAGAGGCATCAGGGTGCTCCCGGCGTCTGTGCCGCTTGGTCGGCCTGCTGAGTCGCTGGCCCGATCACTTGCGGCTTGGTGGCATTGATCTCGGCCACTTCGATCTTCACCTTGGCATCCAGCTGCGCTTTCCAGACTTCCAGCGCGTTCTTGGCGTCATCGGAAACCTTCTGGATGGCCGCTTTGTGGGCCTCCAGCTGGGCATCCAGCTGCGCCTGCTGCTGCTGTCTTGCAGCCTCGATCTGTTGCTGACGAGCGTTCTCCTCGGCCTGGAACTGCTGCTTGGCCATCTCAGCCCGGGAATCCAGTTGCGCTTTCCACTGGTCGTAGGATTGCTTGGCCGCCAGTTCCTGCTGGTTCTGCTGCGCCTCCATCTGCATCCGCTGCTGGTCGGCTTGCGCTTGTGCGTTGACCTTCGCCATCGCGGGATCGGGCTTCGGCTGCGGATTGGCAGCGGCTTGCTTCAGCTTATCCGCCGTTTCGTCAAAGATGCCTTCCAGCGTCTTGCCGATCTTGTAGTGGCTCACCGCGAATTTCAGCATCTCGAGGAGCAGCGGAGCGATCTGCGGCGTCTGTTCCGCAGCGGGGATGGCGTTTTTCATGAAGTTGGAGGTCGCCGTCAGGAACTCCGTGGCGTCCTGCTTCTCCTGAATCTCGTCCATCTGGATCATCGAGTCTGCCGTGACTTCGATGCGGAAGTCCCTCAGAGGAGCATCCTTCAAGAGTTGCAGCGCTTGCGGGACAAGGGCTTGATCTTCCAGAGTCAGCGTCTCCGCGGAACCGATCTGGATGATGGTTTGCGGTTGGTAGTGCTTGGCGATGATCTGCGCCTTGATCTGGAGGAGCTCCGCGGCGTAAGCCGCTACATCGTTCTGCATGGCCCGGAGTCTCATCGAGCCGAATTGCCCCTTCATCTTCTGGGCAGTCGCCGTTTCGTTCGGGTCCGAGGAGCCGCGGATGATGTCGGCCAGCCCGGTGATCTCGTAGACCTGCGCTTTCTGCTCCTCCACTGCGGCGTAGCATTCCTTGAGCGCCATGGCGATCGGACCCACATCGACCAGGTTGATGCCGTTCTTCAAACCGCCCTTTTCCACGAAAGCGGCCCAGTTCTTGACCGGGATCAGCGAATTGTTGACGCCTTCCGTGAACAGGCGGGCGAGTTCCGGGGTGGCCGCGTCGTAGGTTCCCTTGATCTGCAAGGCTTGGATCAGCCCGTCGATGCGTTCGGCCAACAGATCCAGCGTCTTCGCCTGGTCCTGGTACAGCACGAAATCGGGGACGGGGATCAGGGAATCCGTGGTCAGGGTCGCATACAACGGCCGCGGACACGGCCAGAAGTTCTCGAGGCCCAGCGGATCGTCCTTCTCGTCGATGATCTTGCCCAGGCTCTTGGAAATCCAGATCGCCTTGCGCGAGGGCTTATCCCACAGCTCGTAGATGCAGGCCTCATACCCCGCGTCGCTGCCGAACTGCTCGCGCTTCTCCGTGGGCCGGGTGTCCAGCGGGATGGTTTCTCCCACCGCGCCGAAACGCTCCACCAGCGCATCGCGGCCCATGTAGACCTTGCGCCAGACGGTGGTCACTTCCTCCCACGTCCGGGCTACGGAATGCCCGAAGTCCTTCCAGTTCACATAGTCCGTGGGCGAGGACTCGAAGCCAATCTCCTCCATCGGCTCGACATCTTCCGTGACCTGCACTTCGCCAACCTCACCAACTTCCTGTGGTTCAGCCTCGCCTTCGACCTGATGCAGATCCGGGTCATAGCGCACCCAGGCGATTCCTCGCCCCCCCAGAAAGCGATCCTGGACGCTGTTCTTCATCGCTGAGCAGTAGTCGGGGTAATGATCGACTTCAAACTCCAACCCGCGCTCGAGAAGCAACGCAGCAACCCGCCCCACCGGGTCGTTGTCCTTGTGCCGGCGGCTTACATCCGGCCGGGGAAGTCGGCTAAAGACCGCGGGAATGCTTGTCTGGACGTTCGACCACAGAATGTTGAACTTGGCCGACCCGGCCCCTTCCATGCCGCTCTGGCGTTGCTCGTCGCGGTAGCGATCGAGGATCCGTTTGACCCGCTGTTCCCACTTCTTGTAGGTGTTCTCGTAAAGCCCGATGACATCCAGCCACTTCTGCGTGGCTTTGTCGGGCTTGTCGGTGGGTTTCTTGGCCACTTTACTTTTCTAATGTCATTTACTTCCCGACATATAGAGCGCCGCCTTCGATAATTGCGTAGTTCGTGGCGGTCGCATTCGTGATA